GTCTTCAATATGCATCTTATGAGATTTTGTAGTTTTCATAATCCAAGCCAAAGAAGCTGTGAACTCCGTTACCGCTTAAATTGACAGCGTAAGACTTCCAACCATATGGGTGACCTTCGTCGTTTGACCATAAAGCATCAACGTGCCATTTCGCAGACAATACTGGTGCTTTTGTTTCGTTACCCTCGTTGTCATATTCACCAGCTTCTAAAACGATATGTCCTAAATGAACAATCGTGTGGTCGTGAGTAGGGTATTCGTTTCCGTCTTCGTTTGTATCTACCCCTAATGATACCACTTTTTTCATTGCTTCTTCTTGTGATGCAAATTCGTATTTTCCTATGCGCATAATTTATTTATTTACTCTCGTTAGTTTAATATGTGTATTTGTTACTCTTGTGTAAAGATTTTTTAATTATCTTATCTTATTGTGTTTCTTATGTAAAGAAAATTAACTTGTTAATGCAATTAGTTCTGAGTCTGTTAATGCGGTGTTGTAAAGTCTTACATCTTTTACATTTCCATAAAAAGGTTCAGTTAAAGATGCAGATACTTTACCAAAAAACAAAGAATCAAAAGTGTTTAGTGTCGGAACAGAACCGCTAGTATCTTGTGCTTCTTTTACTCCATTTACCCAAATTTCAAATCTATTAATTTTCCATACACAAGCAATTTTATTTACATTAGTTGTGTTTGTAGTTATTGTTAAATCTGCTTGATATACGTTTCCAACTCTAAATTGATAAGTTATTGAATTATCAATAGCATTATATCTTAATTGAATACTATTTTCAAAAAGGTTATCAGATGTACCAACACTTATTCTTTTAAATGTTCCATCATTAGCAATTGCACTTCCCTCAAAATACAAAACCCCCTCTGTTGAGTTTATCACTTGGTCATTACCTCCATTATTACAAACTTCCGCAACCCTCGTCACACCGCCACTTTGTCCAGATGTAGGAATATACGATGTAGCGTAACTGCCTTGTTCTAATTGTGCTCCGTAGATGTAAACACCGCTTGTTCCGTCTCCTTGATAGCTAAAATTACCATTAGCCAAACAATTACCGATTCTAAATGCGCCACTATTAGCAGTAATTGTCATAGAGCATCTATACCAACCATTGCCATAGTCATCAATTTTGGCACTTGTTGGTGCTGCAATTATGTCTGCATCAATTGTGCCATTTGCTAAATTAAAAGACTTTCCTTTACCTACTGCATCAGAATATAAATAAACATATTCTCTTTCTCCTTTTTTTACAAAAACTGAAAAAGTATAAACACCAACTGCTGCTGCAATATTTCCGTACAAATGATGTGATGTAGTACTTGTATTTTCAACCAATTTATCAGCGTTCAAAGCACCATCGGGTGAAATTGCCGCATTGCTTGTAATTGAAGAATCACTTTTATTCCAATAAGCATTACTAAAATCTTCTGAATAAGTAACTAAATTAGTTCTTTGCGGTTCAAGTTTTAAAGCACCATTAGCATCTGTATAGTCTATTCTTGGAACACCACTTGCTACCGTTTCAATTAACCCTTGTTGGTTTACCCTTGTAGCACTTGATGCCCTTGTAAAGTCAAAAGGTAAAGGCTTAAAGTTTCCATTCTCATCATTGTAGGCAAGAGTTGAGCCTTCTTTTGTTGCCCAAAGTCCATTTCCAAATTTAAGTGTATTGCTCATATTATTCTATCGTGTATAATTGTCCCTCTGCCATATCTTGAAAAGATACCCAAGACGTTAGTGTTTCTAATTCGCTATCTGTTAATGCTGAATCAAAGTATTGTATTTGTTTTGTGTTTCCGTAGAAAGGTGAACCAGCAGCACCTCTAAACTCTAATTCATTTATATTAGATGTAAATGAAAAAGTTTCATTACCTAAACCTACTTTAAATCCATTGATGTAAATACTCCAATCTCCAGATTTATATTTTATAGCCGATTTAGAGTTAATTAATGCGTCTAAACCACTTATTGTTGTTTCAAAAACAGTTGAACTATTTGCCCTTAACCTTAAATAATTTCCAGTCGCTGAAAAACCATACAATATTTCGTTGGCATTACTACCACTGTTAATAGATACAAATTTTGAAGTTCCATCATTAGCTAAAGCACTTATCTCCGCCATCAAAACACCCTCTGAATCATTAAACGTAGAAGCATCTCCAGCACCGTTAGCGGTTTCGGCTACTCTTGTGGTAGCTGAACCACTATTGGAAACGATATAGCTTGTTGGGTAAGAACCCATTTGAAAATCAGCACCCCACAAATAAACATTTCCTAATCCTACGTTAACACCATCACTACTAACAAAAATTTGAGCCAAAGAATTTGTATTATTTCCTATAACAGAACATTTATACCAACCATTTCCATAGTTTTCTATTTTAGTACCTAAAACGCTTAATGTGCTTCCAACAATTCCGTTTTTAATATCAAAATATGCATAAGAACTAGTAGAGCGTAAACGGATAAATTGTGTATCTTTGTATTTTGCAAATACACTAAAAACTCCATCTCCAGTATTACCTACATTGTCATATATATTACCACCAGAACTTGTGACTTGTAATTCATCTGCGTTTAAAGTTCCATCTGGAGATATTATACTATTACTTATTATAGTTACGTTACTTTTTAACCAAGCAGCATTACTAAAATCTTGACTGTAAGGTAATGAATTAGTCCGAGCTGGTTCCAAAATGTGACTTGGGCATCCCTTTACAACGCCATCAATCAATGGGTAGTTTAATCGTGATTGACCACTTGCAACGGTTTCTATAAGTCCGTATTTGTTTATTCTTGTAGCAGCAGACGCTCTTGCAAAATCAAAATCCCCCACACCGTCAGACGGTAGTACGGAATAAAACTTTGAGCCTTGAGCTGCTGGGATTAATGCTAGTTTCGGTTTTGCCATTTCTATTGTTTTAAATCTTGTAATCCAGTTATGTGAGTCCAATCAGCGATGCACTTCTTGGCTTCAACTTCTTGTCTTTTGTTCATTTCAAATTGACCACTAAAAAATTCTGTCTTTGTTCCTATTGATGAAGCTGTTTCTAAAGCAACTCCCCACCAGGTGCTATCGTATATTTCGTTTGCCACTATATTTGTTTTTTATTTTTTTAATTAAAGTGTCGGCGTCATTGTCCTTTCCATTAGGCATATTTGCCTGGACATATTTCTGCATTTTTACTATGTTTTCCTTTTTGATCTTATACATTATGTAACGAAACTAACAAAATTGGCAGATTTATCTGGATACATATCATCATTCACATTGTTATAATACTCTGGAAATTTAGTGCTAGCGTTAAAACTCATATAGTCAATAAATCTTCTAGTGTAAAAATCAGCAAAATTTCTGTATCTCTGAGTCAAAAAATTAATATCTTCTTTGTCTGGTATTTCTGCATTTTCGCTTGTGTGTTTGAAAATACCTCCGTTTTTAATAGAAAAGCCACTAAACGGAATGTAGTCGACCATTGCGAATGCGATACACATTGGCTGAATGTAATCGTTGACTAAATTTAAGTAGTCTCCAGTAAGCGTACCGTTTGAAATATCATTGCTTATGCGATTGTACAAAGATGAGCCTAAAAAATTCTGAACGTGCATTTGTTGAGCGATCAAAATAAAAGGCATCAGATTATCTACATCAAGATTTCCGTTTATAAAACTGCTTCTTTTAACGTCTTCTGGATTGACAAAAACTGGTGTTGGATTCATATCTTATTTTCTATAATTAGGATCAAGACTCCAATAATTGTTTCCGCTTTCTGCAATTTGAGCGACCTCTTTCGGATTCTCTGGCAGTCTAGCTTCGTCTCTTAAACTAGGATCAATTTCGTTTATTAATCGTCTAGCTTCATTTACTGAAATGCTTTTATTATTTTTTCTTAAATATGTTTTACGCATAAAGTAATGGGCACAGTTAACCCCGCCTTTGTACAGGAACGCGTTGTAACTGGACGCCCCTTTAGGTGCAAATTCGCTATTGGCGCTTGTTTCTTTGTCTAAGTCCTCGTATCGGTATATTTTAGCAGCGGATACCATTTTTTTACAAAACTCCCTAGAGTTGCTTGACGTGCTTAGAGGAGCGTATTGATACCTTACCTTAATAATACTCGTGTCTTGCTCAGAAGTCTCACTAGGAGAGCTAGAAATGACTGAGGCAAGGTTTAAAGCCCCGTGAATACGACCTTCATTATCTCCCGCTGGTCTTTCGTCAATAAGCTCCCATTGTTCTAAATCTTCATCTTCACCCACTTCAGTAAGGTCGTTCAAAGCTTGTGTCATCATTTGCTGAACCATATCAATAGGCACGCAATTGTCTCCCATCATTTCGTAACCATCTGGACAGTTTTTTGACAAACCTACTTCTTGCGTTGGATTGACCTCCTCTTCTTCTCTTTCTTCTTGTGTATAAGAAACAAACTCTAGCGGTTGTAGTGACTTAAAGAATAATCTTAATGATATATTGTTAAAAGCTAGCACTTGATCAAACGAATCAATTAGCAAATCTTGAAACGGTCTGATAGTTGTGTTGTCTAGCAAAATTGAAGCGGTAATAAGCTCATCTTTATTAGATCCCAAACCAGTTTTGTCTTTAATACCTAAAAGCATCGGCGAAACAATACGATGGGCAATTAAAATTTTTTCAGAGCTCTCAGAAGACAAAAATTGATAGGTGTTGTGAGCATCTGATAATTGAATAGGCGTAAAAGTACCCTCGTTTTCTTTAGAATCGTTAAACTGCAAAATAAACTTACCCGCATTAGAGCTTGAACCCCATTTTTGTTGAATAGTACTTTCTATAATTCGCCTCTCCTCTTCATCTGGAACTCCATTATTGAAAGAAATCATAGCGCTAGGTGCTAAGCCATTTTTGATATTTGAAACGTGAAAATTTCCAATCTCCATTTCAAGCTCACAATAAGCTATTCCACTAGCATAACTCGGGGGCGAATAGTAGTAATATCCAGAAGTGTATGGTTTGATATATAATATCTCAATTTCCTCATTGCTCATTCCAAAAGCTGGGATTCTTTCGTGAGAATCATTTGGTCTAGCATCTGACCAATCCGCACAATAATAATAAGCTTCAATTTCTCCATCTTCATTGCATTTTTCAGCTCTCAATGTTTCTACTGGAAAATGACTAACTTCTACAATTTTAGTGTGATCTGAATTATAAATCACTTGCATAGCACATTGACCTAGTAATTTTAAATCGTGAACAACTTTGCGGACATCATTATCCTTAAGTAAAGATTTCATTTGCGCGTATGCCTCTGGTTGTAGGTGTGCGTTTACCGCATCTAACCCTCGACCAAAAACCATTTGACTAATTCCGTTTATGCAAGCTCCATTTGTTGGTGATCCCTCGTACAAATCTATAAGACGTTGAAAATAATTATTATCTTCTCCGAAACTTACCCATTCTTTATTTTTTTCCTCAATAATTAATGGAGCTGTATACGCTTTTAAATTTACTACATTTATCATAATGTTATGTATTGATTATTTCGGGAGTTTTCTGTTATATATACCCCCTGATTTATAGTGTAATAATCATTTATGTTCTGGTTAATTTCTTGATCTGTACAAAATATTTTATCTCTATAAATCACATTTGAGCCACTTAAAACTGTTACCTCATAAAACCTACCTTCTAAAAGAGAAAGTGTAAGAGAAGCTACATAATAATCGCTAGAAACGGTAAAAGGCACATTGTAAGTATTAGAGCTGTTCAATGTCTCGTCTCTTAGTTTGAAATCAATGTTTCCAACAACCGTTGTTCTAGGTATGAATTTTATCTCTTGCGGAGCTAAACTTGTTGTAAGTATTTTCATATAGATATAACGCAATAATTTATTTTTTTGTAAAAAAAAAGGGCAGCTAAAAGCCACCCTTAATTTTAAGTATAATCTACTTAGGGATTAATCTGCGTTGCGCTTTCGTTAGCAGTTACCACAGCAGCATCTACAAAATACGCTGGAAGCGTTTCTTGTGCTGTAAACACTAGTGTGAACCCTGATAATTCGGGCATTGCTGATCCAGTTACAATTGTACCTCCAGAAACGTCTGCCCCGTGAACAGCTCCAATAAGAAAATAATTTCCATTGTAGTCTTCAACAAAAACGTGAGGTCTTGCCACAGAAATAACTCTAATTTGCTCTTGAGTTGCCAAATCTAATTTAGTCAAAGTCAAGTTTAAAGTTTGCTCATAAAAAGTAGTACCAGCAGCTCTATCGCTAGTGATACTTTGCTCTAAGCTAGAGTTTCCTTTTACGTCAAATACAAACAAGTCAGGTGTTCCTGATATTGCAGTAACTTCTCCCGATGTTACGGTAAGCGTTCCAAGTGTTCCGTAGTCAGCCATTAGCACCCTCTTGATGCCTCCAACTGAATCTTTACACGGTAAGGAACGCCCTGATGTTAAATTACAAGCCATAATTAATTGATTTTTAAGTAGTTAGCAATTTCAGCCAACAGTTATTAATTAAGCTAGAGTATAAAGTGCTACATCTTCTGAAATCGCATATTGAACGCCAGCGCTTGCTCTCATAATTACACGACAATTCTGGCTTCCATCTAAATCAGCCATATCTAGCAATTTAACTTCGTTCAAGTCGCTCAATAATCCAGTTCCAAAGAAAAGATTAGAAGCTTGTGCGGCTACCATATGATCAGCTGGCATACCAGGAGCGTGGAATACACGAATACCCTCAAAACTCAATGATTGACCTTGTGAATACCAAAGTGATCCTTTAGAATCAACACCGTTAGCACCTAAGCCGCCAGTTGCGAAACCGCCGAGAGCGCGAACATAAGCCTGAAAAGCGATTGTTGGCATATAAATTACCACATCTTCTTTGCCATAGACAGTAGTTGGAATTGTTGAAACCAACTTACCTAGCTCTGCAATAATAGTAGCTGAGGAAAAAGCTGTTTCAGCAGTTACTACATCATTTACATTTGCGTCAGCAGACATAAGAGTAGTAAATCCATCAAACTCGCCAGGATTAGCGTTTACGCCACCCCAAATGTTTTGCTCAATTTTTTGAGCTACTTTTGCAGCAACGTGACCTAAAATAAAGTCAGCAAAAGATGGAGGTAAGCTGTCAAAAGCTGAATACCCCATCGATGCCGCATCCCAATCCGACTGAAAATCGGATTTACAAAGTTGCAAATTTACGGAATAAAACTCGGGCTGCAAAATACGCTCAGCCAAAGTGATAGTTGATGTTGGATCGAAATCGCAAGAAGCGTTTTTCAATAGTCCGTCAGTAGATACTGTTTTAAGTACCTCTTTAAATTTTACGTTTGGTTTTACGGTGATTGCATTTTGAGCAATAGTTTCTCCCGAAAGCAAACTCGCTGAAATGTAACCAGCCGCCTTTTCACCAGCGTAACTTGTAGTAATGTTTGTTGTTGTTGCCATTTTTTTACTTATTAAAATAATTGGTTAAATACTCTTTCAAGAGTTGAGCTGCCTTGATTCTTAGACAAATTCCCTTTGATCGTTTTTTTACGTTCTGGATTGTGTTTGAATTTACGACTCATTTCCTCTTTTTTCTCTTCTTTAGGTGCTTCCTCTTCTTTTGGAGCTTCCTCTTCTAATTTTGAGAATTTCTTTTTTAATTCCTCAATTTCAGATTTTACCTCCTCAATAACTGGGGCGATAACTTCAACTACTGCCTCAACAATAGCTTCAACTTCGCTCACCACTTCTGCTGGAGCTTCTACTACGATTTCTTCATCGGCTAATTCAGTTGATGGTGTGACAGATGAAATCATACCCTCTTCTTGAACCATTAGCAAGTCTCCGTTTTCCATTGTGTAATTCCCGATCGGGAGCGGAACTCGCTCTTCATCAGAAACAATAAAAACAGCTTGACCAGCTTCAAAAGCTTCTGCTTCGATAACCGTACCGTTTTCTAGCTTTGCCTCTGCCAATTTAACGACAGATAGCAATGCTTTAATTTTGGTTAGCATTGTGTTTGTGTTCATATTTATTTATTTATTTGTATTAATTTATTGAACTAGCTGAAGCAATTAAAAATTCAGCATCGTCTAATTCATTATAAATGTCTGCAACGGAATACCAGTCGTCTAAATATTTATCCAGCAATTCTGCATCTTCACCTAAATCAATACCTAATTCATTAGCTGCATTTTTGTATCTGTCCAAAACATCTTCAGCTTTTTCAACCATTGATTGCCAATCTGTATTTCCAAAAGATTCAACAAAAGATTGAAGAATTT